TGATTGTGCGCTGGCGCGTGGCCCTGGGTTGTCTGATTCGGACGGTCACTATCCTTCAGCCTCCCAAATTCCACGCGCTGCACAACTATCTCGGTTCGTGATTTCTTGTTTCCGTCTCGGTCGTCCCACGTTCGAGTCTGAAGCTTACCCTCGACAAGGATCTGACTACCCTTGGATACGTACTTAGCTGTGGTTTCAGCGCCCTTGCCGAATTGGACACAATTATGCCATTCGGTCTTTTTTACCTTGGCGTTGGTTTTCTTGTCGAAATAGCTCTCATCAGTGCCTATTGAGAACTGAGCTACATTACCTCCACCTGTAAGAGTACGAAGCTTAACATCTTTCCCGGTGTAGCCGAACAAATAAATTTTATTCATTTTTTATTCCTCCAGCATAAATTAAACACGTCTTTTGAGCCTCCGCTGGGGATAAATCCCCGCAGATTCCTGACAAGGATTACGCGACATTTTGTAATCCTTCCTCGTGCGCCGCTCCAGCGCCGACAAGGGTATTTATAGCCGCATTGATGTCGCGGTCTAAAACTGCACCACAGGCAGAACATACCCAGCGTCTTACTGAAAGCCCGTTGAGCCCTGTAGGGCCAGTTAAGGCCCCGCAAGACGAACAGGTCTTTGTGGAATTTCTCGAATCAATTTCTCTATACTCTGTACCGCCTATACGGCTCTTGTACGAAAGCATTTTTTGTAACTGATAGTGTCCAGAACTGGACACTGATTTGCCAAATTTCTTTGCAATGCCTTTGTGATTATCAGCACTGAAAGCGATTAAAACATTTTCCTTTACAAGCCGTAAAGATAGCTTGTGGTTTCTATCCTTAGCCTGATTGGCGCGACGTTCTGATAGTCTAGCAGCAAGCTGCTTGTCGTGCCCGCGTTGTGCTTGCCCAAGCCGCTTCTCGACCGCTTCAAGTTCTCTCGGATGTTCTATCTTCTCACCTGTTGATAAAGTCAAAAGACTTTTGAATCCAGGATCAATTCCTATCTTGCCGTAACCGGTACGGATAATCGCGGCTCGTTCTGCATCAATAAATAAGCATAAATACCATCCGCTTGCTCGTTTGATTATTCGGCCACATTTAATATTCCCCTTCGGTAACATCTGCTTGTGATAGCGGATTTTACCTATGCCGGGAATACTAATATGGTTTTCTTTTGGTGGATGTATTCTGTCAGGAAAAACGACGCTGTTTAATTTATTCCGCTGTCCTTTAAGCTTTGGTTTCCCGCCTATTTTCTTGAAACATCTTGACCATGCCGTGTATGCCTGAGACAAAACACCCTGAATTGTGTGTGAAGGTATTCCTAATTTCTTTCCGTGATCCGAGAGTAGATTTACAAAATCAAAAGCGGAAAAGTAAATTTTGTCCTGCGCATTGTGTTCTATCTTCTTGATCGACCAATTCCACACTCCTGTGAGATTGAAAAGCCAAGTATTAAGCGTAGCCTCTTGCTTTGTGTTGAGACGGAGTTTTAGGGTATATGTTATCACGACTGGTTCTCGATGTATCGTTGTATAGTTTCTGCTGAGACATTCCCCGCAGTTGCAGCGAAATAACTTCTAGTCCAAAGAGAGGGGAGCTTTCTTAAAATTAGATATTTATCTCTTAGCTCGTGGGAAGTTATTCCTTTACATTCTTTAACAATTTCGTGAGCCGCAGTAGTAGGCCATCCTCGAACAAACAAATGAACATGGTCTGGCTTTATCGCCAACTCAAGAATTTTCCATCCCTTATCTTTGCATTTTTGCATTATAAGTGTTCGACAATCTTTTGCAATACCACCAACTAAAACAGGCTTTCGCCTTTTCGGTATCCATACAAGATGAAAAACCATTAGGTGCACACGGTGTTCGTCTCTTTGATATTGCATACTCATGTTTATAATATACCATCCATCTACAAGATTGTCAACAATTTAATAATCTATTTTGCGAGCCTAACTACAGGGGTTAAAACCCCGTAGATTGCGGCTCGTCACCTCGTTCATGGTATCAACCTGAAAAATCTCAGCGCCATTCCCAAACTGTCAACCGTGTATGTATACTGTGCCAAGTCTGGATTTTTCAACCTCCATTTGTGCTGTGATGGGCGCAACTTCAACTTCTCGTGCGGCATCTTGATTTCCAACAGAGCGAATACATTTGTCATAGGGCAGTACCCCACAGCGTCCGGGTGACCGTCGCCCACTTTTGCTGTCGATGTAATGCGGACCCGCGCCGATCTCAGGCCTGCGATTATTGCGGCATGGTTGCCGTCGTTGCGGTAGACGTGGGACGGCATCTTATTCTCCTCCCGGCTCTCTCACCGCGTCCTCTATGGTTTTGGGCGCGTCCTTGCCGTTGTGCTTTGGGTGTTCCGTGAGATCCCCGTTCGCCAGGAATACCGGCTTCCCTGGTGTAAAGAACACATACACGCTTGCTCCGCACTGGCATTTTCTTTTTACGCCGACAGTTTCCAGGAAAGCGTAGATGTTGTTCTGTGTGATGATCATATTCTCTTTTCCGTTTCCTTGTCCAGCATTTTGTTCTGTGTGATGGTCATATCAGACTCGGTTCCTTCAAGCCTGGATTTCAGCTACAGGAAGCACTAAACCCCTACCCTTTCCGCCAGCGCGGCGATACGGCGCTCGTAGTCATCGGCGCTCAGATTCTCTCGCTGTATGCGCTGCTTCTCGATCTCGCAAACTAGCATGCGCGTGCGGCGGTTATGCTTGGGGATTACCATGATTGAGATATCCACCTCCAGTTAATATTTCGTTTTATAGAGTTAACGGTTTGTTGGCTTATATTATATTTTTTGGCAATTTTTTTCTGAACACCTATAGCAAAATAAATTTTCTTTACATTGGGTATAGATAATTTATGCAAATGATTGTTTTCGCCTTTAGGTTTATTGCTGCGCCCTTTGTTTGAGCAATCCTCGCAATTTTCTTTTTGTGTCCCTAGCCAAAAATGGTTAATATTTATACATTTAGGATTATCGCATTTATGGCAAACGAACAAGCCTTTAGATATTGGGCCATATTTTTGTTCCCACATAAACCTGGATAAAGGATATTTTTTCCCGCTCCTAGTTATCATTGGGCGGTCTTTCCCGGCATAATGGCTTGTACAAACATGACAACCAAATAAATTTATCTTGTATTTAATTGGTTTGTAATAATATTCTCTTTTCATATCTAATCCTTAAATAAAAATCCCTGTCTATTGCCGAGGCCGCGAAGCATGGCAATAGCGCGATAGGTGAGACTATCGTTTTTACAGGGATGTTTTTATTCATGGTTCGCGGCCATAGAGTTAATATAATTGTTTTTTGTGAAATTGCCTATTTTATTTTAAAAAGATTGATCCCTTCCGGTTATCTTCTTGAGAATCCATTTTGCAATAAGGATTGTTCCGGTTGCTAGATTCACCGTCTAAAGAATTTTAAAAACTAGGTGTTTCTTCATATCTTCCGCTTTCCTTAATGAATTTCAAAACAACTTCTCCAGGATGTCCGGTGTATCGGTACTTGATTTTTTGCACTATTACGTTTGTCAAATTATCATATGAATGCCGATGAATGCAAATACCATTGTCTGCTTTATTTCTCCATTGCGCCGATCCTTCGCAATCGTATAATTCAGGGACCGGATATTTTCCTTCTTTGTCTTTTTGCATTTTGATAGGGTGAACTGCAATCCAAAGGTGAATATTGTTTCGGCGTGCAAACTTCCTAGATACTCTCAGGCTTTTGCCGATATACTCGGTTGTTGATAAATCTTTTGGCTTGTCAATTTCAATTTCGTTCCAAGGATCAATACTTAAACCGTCGATTTTTTTTGTAGCTATTAAATCTTGCGCCTTATTCAAAATTGCGTCAAGATTTATTTCATCTTCTGTTGCGTCGATAAAAAAGAAATGGTTATCTATGAAATCAATAGCCTGTTCAGCTTCAGCCATTGTCATTCTATTGGCGCTATCCGTCAAAGCCTTTCCAACTCTTTTTTCAATGAGCTGGTGATAGTGCATATAGGTAGGATAATTTTCAGGGGAAAAAACGGCAAACTTCCAATCCTGAGACATTGCCAAATTCATCATTAAAGCGTCAAGGAATTGGCTTTTCCCCATTGAAGGCATTCCAGTTATTACAGTCATTTGCCCCTTGATTACGCTATACAATTCGTCAAGGTTTTTCCACCCCGTTGTTTTACCTTTATTGTATCCGTGTAGGTATATTTCCCCAATAGCCTTTTTCATATTCGAGGTTTCAACAAGCTTAGCGGTTACTTCTTTTTTTATGTCCCTGCTTCCGTATCCTTCCGAATACAATCTTTTTGCCGCCTCGGAATAATTTCCATTGTGTTCAAGCAAAGAATATACGGCGCTTGCTTTATAGATATGGTTGTTTTCAAAGTTTGTTGCCGTGCTGAAAACATAAAAGCGATCAGGCACCGCGTTCCACGTCGCCGATATTCCACGCCCGTCTTTCCCTGGACGCTGAAAGAAAGCCACCCCATTTTTTACAAACAACAATTTCCATCCGTGAGATTGAAGAAGCCCGCTTATGTCGTGGCGCGTGTTGTAATCATCAAATGGAGTTAATCCAGAAGATTGATTATGTGGTAAGACTGGTTCTTTTTTTTCCTCTATCTTTTCATTTAATGACATTGCCGCCGTTATTATAAAGTCAGTTTCTTCATTTGATAGTTTACTTATCTTTTCAAAGTTTCCGTAAGTAAACTCATATTTTTCAGAAGGAGCGCAAACGAAGTACCCGCCTTCACCGCGAGTTTCAATGGTTGCCGCACCTTCTTTGTTGCATGCCAACTTCACATTTTTTAAAACGACATCAGACCGGAATATTACATGGCAACCACCAGAAGGAGTTTGTTCAACAATCATCTTTGAAGGTACTTCGGGTTTGTATTCAAGAAGGATCTTCAACCATTCGGAATATCGTTCACCGTTCTTTACGTCAAAATCTAAAACTATAAGACCTGAAGAAATCGCCCCGCATATACAGGCAATTTGCCCACTCCAGTTGGAAGCCTCTTCCTGGGTGGCAAACTCTGTTTGATATTTTTTCCATGGAAAAAGGGGAATTTTATCTTTACATGGAATAACAGATAGTCCTAAAGATAAATATTTTTGAAAAATGTTCATTTAAAAGTCCAAGCTTGCTTCGAAACGGGCTTTTCTGGTTCATTTAAATATTCCTCGAAATGTCCAGGCGCAAAAAGTGTTTTTGGACGTAAATATATTCTCATATCAGATTTTTCCAACCATTGCGACACTTTACGGTCAATGACCTTCATAATATCACTGATAGTGTATCCTTCTGACAATCGTCCAGAAAGATAATGGGACGTGTCTGTTCTGAAATGAGAACCTGTTTTTTGATTCAAATAAGCCAATGCTTGATCTATTACTATATTATTGGTATTTTCGTTATTCTCTGAAGAATTATTATTATTTTCTGAATAATGGGGAGTTTCCTTTACTTTACTCTTCTTTCTTTCTTCTTGTCTTTGAATTGCATCAGCCCGTTCTTTGGAAACTTCAGAGATCCTTTTTTTAATTCCATTTGACGATATTAAACCAGAATCTATTTTTATGCATAATCCTACCGTAAGAGCAGTAGATAGTATTTTTTCATGCTGTTCAAGGGATATTCGGCATTTATTCGCAAATAATTCACCGAATAACCCTGTAAAATCAACCTCTCCGGTTTCGGTTTGATATGCTTCTTGCCAAAATTTAAGAATCCAGACAAGCCCGTCATTTTTATGTATTAGTTCAATCGCTTCAATCTTAGAATCGAATTTTACATCAACTGGAAAATAATCGAGTCCGATTTTTTTCGGGCGAGCCATACCAAGCCTAAATAAAAGGAGCGGCCCTTCCACGCCCGGCGGGACGCAAAAAGATTGAGGCGGGGCCACCGCTCCAATGATTACTGTTTTAGATTTTGAGGATTCCGCCGAATCATGCATATAATCTACGAAATGTTTTGGCCGTTGTCAATAGCTAAATGAAATTTTCTTTCCGCGCTTGCGGATTACCACAACATGCGGTAGAATGAACCAGCCAGTACGTTGTGTATTTGTTTCCGTTTAACTTCTCGCTATGGATGTGCTGGCCAATCAGGTTGAACCGTTTCTGAAGTCTGGATATTATCCTGCGGCCATCCATTGTGTGCGGATGGCACATGTTTTGTATGTCAAGTGCTGTTAATCGTTCACCGCGGATCAACGCGCACTCTACTTCTGCTTGTGGGTTCATCATACCGGGTTCCCCACTTTCGAGTATTTGGACGTTCGCCCGCGCACAATCTTGTGCCTGCCGCCTGTATAGTCGCTGTTTTTTTGATCGCAATGCCGTGCCGGTCCCTTGGACACAAAGTGCGGCTTGCCGGGCACAAGGCGGCACTCGCTGGCATAGTCGCATGGGTAGCCGAGCTTGCAATGGCAGCAGTAGCGCGGAGATTTGCTGGATGATGGCACATACGGTTCGTCGTCGTACATGATTTTTCCTTTCTGATTTGGTCTATTTCAGTGTGGGCTTTTTCGATTTCTTTTTTTCCGCACCCGGGACAATAACCATGCGAGATATTGAGCGTTGAACCAGGGGGAAGTGAAAAATACATCCATCGCCCATTTATTTTGAATTGCCGGCACGTCAAACATTGTGTCACCTGGTTAAAATACCAGTACGGCGCATGGCGGGCCCGGTGTGCGTGGATGCGGTCTTTGCAAGCTTGTATCTTGGCATGCGGTGTATTCATCGCGTCACCGCCGCGACTGCGAACAACGCCCATACCATGGTAACCATGACCGCGCCCATGACCGGCGTGACGACGTGGGCGTGGATAGCCACCAGTATCGCGCCAGTGGCAACGGCAAAGCAGACAGCGGATGTCATGAGGCCTCCAAAATTGATAGCCCGTAGTTGATTATTTTTTCTAGCATTTGGTTATATGCGGCATCCCCTGCGGCCAATGCGGCCCTTGCGGCGGCCCATGCGGCATCCCATGCGGCCCATGCGGCGGCCCATGCGGCATCCCATGCGGCCCCTGCGGCCCTTGCGGCATCCCCTGCGGCCAATGCGGCCCTTGCGGCGGCCCATGCGGCCCCTGCGACATACCCTGCGGCCCTTGCGGCCCATGCGGCATCCCCTGCGGCCCTTGCGGCATCCCCTGCGGCGGCAGTTTTTGTCTTTAGGTATTCCTTTGCCGCCTCAATCGCTTTTCTCGGTCGCAAATCTCCTGGCGTAGCGTTTTCAAAAAGTTCCAAAACCTGTTCGGCTGCAAAAATGGCGTACCTAATTTTATTATCAGGCGATAGAGTGTTAGATAATAGCCAATTGGCATAATTGAGATGTTCCGAGCAATCGGTATCGGCAATCAACGCAGTGACGCATTTTTCTACCGTGTTGATTTTTCCATTTTCGGTGTACCATTTCAAACCGTCATAGCACGCTGATTTTTCCTGTAAAAATTTAAGAGACAATTTCATTTTTGAGCCTCATAGGGTTAAATGTGATAGCCGGACTCGTCAGGCAATCAGTGATTTTTTATATTTCCACCTGTTCACAACGATCCTGTTGGTCCTGGATGTATTCCTCGTATGTGCCGGCACGTCAAACATTGTGTCACCTGGTTAAAATACCAGTACGGCGCATGGCGGGCCATTCGGCCATGTTGTCAAAATCGGATTCGCTCAGGTATTCGCCGCAGTCACCGAAACTCTCTGGATATTTGTACATTGTTTTCATTTTCCGCCTCCTGGTTTATGGTGTGCTGTTTTTGTCTACACTATAAATATACCAAAATTGTACAATTAAAACAAGAAAACAAAATTATTTCTTTTGCGTTGTAAGTCTATGATTTTAAGTGATACTACAAGAAATAACGAAATAAATATTTTTCTCATTTGTAAGATGCGATTGAAAAACATTGCACAAATAGTACAAATCACGTATATTTAAGATATGGATATACCAATAATCCCCCAAAACCCGGTTTCCGTGGCCGAAATAGCTCAAATTTGGAGCAAAAAGGGCAATCCATGCTCGATCCGCATGGTCTACAGACTGATAGCGCCGGGCATGGGTAAGTCTGGCCGTGTTCCAGGTGCCGTATCCATCGCGGGCCGATGGCTGGTCCCCGCCGATGCTTGCGATCCGCGGCAGGCAAGGGGAAGGCCGAGGAAAGTGATTAAGCAATAATCCTGCCAACTATTTTAATTTAAATCCACTTAATTTCACAAAATACTTGACTTTTCCATGTTCCCATGATTAACTTTATACATAAAGATTGTTGATAACTTGTGTATAACCTGTTCGTAAGAGGTGGATAACCGTGGGGAATCTTCCTACCTGGGACAATCCCGATAAACTACAGGCAGTTATTGATCGCTATTTTGATGCCGACGAAAATAAAACAAATCCCACAGTTTGCGGACTCGCCCTTGAGCTTGGTTTCTCGTCTCGCAAGTCATTGTACGATTATATTGATAAACCTGAATTAGGTGACATTGTAAAACGTGCATTAATGAGAGTGGAAAATGCAATGGAAAAACGATGTGGCGAAAACGTACAAGCAGCAGGCGCAATCTTCCGCCTCAAGAATCACGGATGGAGCGACAAATCAGAAGTGGAACACAGCGGGCTTACCCCTCCTCCCTCTCATTTGACGGTAACAATTGCAACAGGAGAAAGCCTTGATCCTTCTTCACGGGACAATGATTAATGCCACTTGTTGATGGAAAATTTGTTTCCCTCGAACTTCCCAGTGAAAAGCACGCCCGCGTTATATTCGATCAGTCAAGACCATGGCGCTATCGTGTGCTATACGGCGGGCGCAACGGCTACAAGGATTGGTCGTTTGCCGGTGCGGCGGTTGAGCGGGCAGTCAGGATACCTACCCGCTTTCTATTCACCCGTGAAGTGCAATTGACTCTTGCGGAGTCTGCGCACCAATTGCTCAGCGACACAATTGACCGCTTGGGATATCATGATTATTTCCGCGTTACGGAAAACAAAATCACTTGCAATATCAACGATTCTTCTTTCATGTTTCGCGGCCTGAATGACCAGGTTTCAAAAGACGTTAAATCGACGGAAGGAATTAATGTTTGCGTGATTGGCGAGGCTGAAAGCCTGACGGAAAAATCCTTCGTTGACCTTGACCCTACAATCCGCTTGCCTGGAAGCGAGATATGGATTGCGTACAACACGCGGATGGAAACCGATTTCGTTTATCAATTCACAGTCAAGAATCCACCCACGAACATGATATGTGAGAAAGTCAACTACACGGATGCGCCCGCATGGATGATAAGCCCGGTGATTATCGAGCAGGCCGAACGGATGAGAGAGGAAAACCTGGAACTGTACAAAAATGTATGGCTGGGCGAACCGCTCACACTCGGGCTTTTTTTCAGCACATTCGGGCCGCACAACGCGGAAATCCCGTTCACGCTTGCGGATCATGAAGGCAACGCGCACCTGATCGGATCCCTCGACCATGGCATAGCGCACAATACATCGTTTGGCCTGCACTATCTGGATAATGACGGGTATGTCCATCGCATATTCACATACAGCAACAACGGCGGCACAACGCAGAGCCACGCAGAGGCAATCTGTGATGCAATAGAGGGCTGTTTCTATTCCCGGCACGTTTACCCGGCTGAAATATTTTATGATTATGCCATGGATGAAAAGCATGCCGTGAACGAGCGTATTTACATCAGCGACCTTGACGTGTATCGCGGCGTATTCAGCACACGGCCGACCGGCAAAAACGTCAAATTCATTCCGGCGAACAAGCGCAAGGTTGACGGATGCCACGCAATGATCGCCATGTTTGACAAGGGAAACGGCGTGCCTATCCTGCGGTATTTCAAGGGATTGAATGATCCGTTTGTGACCTCGATCAAATCCCAAGTAAAGGACAAAACCAATCCCGAAGTTTACGCAAAGATCGATGGTGACGACGAAACGGACGAATTCAGGTACGCGGCCATGGGAATAATGACGCGGCTGTCCGCGCAGAAATCAAAGCAGGCTTATCAGGCGCGGACGCAGAACGAGCGCATAACGCCGATGAAAAAACAGCTTGCGCCTCTTTTCTTCTCGCAACGAAAGGCAGGGTAAATATATGACAATTGGAACACTGCAAATGCGTGACATAAGCGCGGGACCGGACGCGCAGTTGATTGAGTTAGTCGCAAAAATCAAGGAAATTGCCGACCAGATCAACACGACAGCGGCGCAGGCCATCGCAAACGGCTCGGCAATAACGACAATCAATTCAACGCTATCCGGGCTGAGTGACCCGGTGACAATCACCATATCGACGATTACTGTTGACGCAATCAACACGGCATTAGCAACGGTCGAGACGCAGCAGAAAACCACAATTGCGGCGCTAAAGGCATGAGCGACCAAGGGCAAATCTGGCACAAAGGGCAACTCAACGCATACGCGCTGCCGAATGGGACTTTTATTTCCACGGATTTACAGCAGAAGCGTATTGGCCTTGTGCGGAACAATACGCAGTACCGGGAGCGATTAGAAAAGGCGGCAAGGATAGCAGGATACACGCCGCCCGAGTTGACCATTGCACGCGCATCGGCTGATAAAAAATATGATCTCGAAACGGTCATTCGACATAGTAAACTGGCTGAAAACGCAACGAAAGGAAAGCAAGATGAGAAGTGAAGTATTGAAAAACCTGTTTATCGGCGCGGCGTTC